AGGCGAAAAAGGAGATCGGGGTGAAAAAGGAGATCCCGCACCACCATTCAGGATTCGTGAGGGTAACGGCTTAAAATTAAATGAGCAAAGAAACGAACTATGGTTAGATCCAAAAACTTTCCCACCAATTCCACTCGGTCAACTTGGTGGTGCTGTCATCGGTGGTGGTGGTAGTAATACTGGTGTGAAACAAAACAATAAAAAGATTATGGATACCGCAAGATTCATAAACTTCGATAGCGGATTCACTGCTGAGAGAAGAGGTGGTGAAGGAAAAGGAACCGCTACAATTTCGATAAATAACATAGACGGTGGTACTTTCGTTTAAGGATAATATATGGCAACTCATATTCAAATTCATAGATCAGCAATAGCAGGAGCAACCCCAAGTGTCGAAACGATGCTTGAGGGTGAAGTTGCTGTCAATTTGACAGACAAGAAGTTATTCGTAAAAGGTGCGACGGGAGAACTTATAACTCTTGTTGAACCACAGACCCACGGTCAAACAGATCACGTTACTCTGCTCGGTGGTGCATCTGGGTCTATAACTTTATCTGGCGATCTATCTGTCACAAATAATGTGTTGGGTGTTGATGAATCAAAACTTCAAGCGGTAACAACATTCAATGGTGCTACGGGTGACGTTCAAGGTATGTCATCATTCAACGGACTAACTGGAGATGTAACATCGGGTATATCATTTAGCATTCATGGTATCACATTCTCTGATAACACATTCCAGAGATCCGCATCACGAAATGGGTTTAGATATGTGACAGGTTCAGAGTCTGACGCTGCTAATGACGCTGGACGTATAAATGTAAACATGGATGTATTAGGTGAAATTGATACCTTTCGTGCTAACACAACTGACCTCGATGGAAATAATCTTACACCATTATACACTTTGGTACAACAAAGAGGTGGGATCGTATCTGTATTCGATGGTGATTTTAGCAACAAGTTTATCGCTATAATAAACCCAGACCCAGATTATGATGGATCTTTTAGTTCGGGTGAGAATGAAACACAAACAACTTCGACTCTCTTCATACACTCTACTTCAACTACTTCACCACCAAATGTATCTACGGGTGGAATTATAGACAATGGATCTACAGATCTCGCTGCGAGTTTTGATCGGGATGTATACGTTCAAATTATTCCAAACACAAATACATTTATTAGCCTATTCAACGGATCGACTGGTGATATTATTGGTGAAGGTGGATCAAATGCTAGAATTGGTATCGTAACTCATACATCACAATTCCCTGTGGGTGGACTGTCCGCAGATGGAATGGTTGAAGTTTACAATCTCGGTATCTCTGGACCTGATGGTATCACATTCGACAATGGATTGAGATTAGACCCTGAAGGTGTTGGTCAATTAACTATCGTTCCAAAATCTGGTAATGCAACATTAGAGTTAGGATCTGCGACATCATTCATACAGTCTTTAAACGCAGAACCAGCGATTCAGTTTGAGCAGACGAATGGCACTAATAAAATAACTATAGGTGATCCGCAAGAGGGTAACAGCGCAACAAAACTTATAATTGATGATGACGACGGAGCAGTTTCTTCAAATGTTAACATGGAAGCACCCAACTTTATTGTAGATGGTAATATTATTCATACTGGTGATTTAGATACAAAGATTGAATTTACTACAAACACAATCAAAGTCGTTCAGGGTGGTGATCGACATCAACTCCAAAGACAAAAAGATACCGCTCAGTTTTCAATCATTTCAAGCAGTGCGGTTGACTCAGGAAACACTCTTGGACATAAGGTTCAGGGACTGAAACATATTCCTTACGATGCTACGTTTACAAATGTATTTGTTCGTGGTTCCACACTCGGTGGTCTAGAACTCGCAATCAATAAAGCAGGTAGTGATCCACTCGGACACGCAGCGAACGGTGCGACAGAATTGATTACCGCAAACATACCTGTTGGTTCACAGGGTGTTTCGTTCAGCAGTGGTTTCACTGCGTCGGGTGTGTCTGCGAACGACTTTATTTACTTGAGAGTGAAAAGCAACAACGCTGGAGCGACAGCAATCCAAGCGTTAGTTACTTATACAAGGGACTGATATGGCACTGACTGACGTATATTTTTCTGCTGGTGATGTTATTAGATCAGCACTACAAGATGGAACTACACCTGGCACTGCTTTCAATGCACTCAACGCTTCCGAAGACGACTGGGGAGACAATATCAAAGATGCGGTTAGAGCAGATCGTCGCTTTATTTTTCTTGAAGGCACTTACAATGTGCAATCAGAATTAGTCTTTACGACGAGTGATCCGACTATAACAGATCCGAACATATGGGTTGGTGCAAAGATTGACGGAACACTTCTCGAACCACAGTTTGACGAAACAGGTATGCACCTCGTCACAGACAACTACCCAAAAATTATCAACTCTGCTAACAGCAATCTCATCGACACTGCTGCGGTTGAAGTTTTTAAGTGTATCTACTTTGAAAATACCACCAGCAGAAATGGTCCTTTGATTAATAGCACATTTAATGAAGCAAAGCATGTCGCATTCATAGGATGTTATGGAAAGATGATACCAAACGGCACCAATTCTATGGTTTTTGTTAACTTTGGTGGGTCTATGATTATGTGTGAAGCAGTTATGAATGGAACCAATTATAGAAGAATTGTTCAAGCAGGAGGAACGAACCAGTCTGCTGTCATAAATTGTCGTGTGTATGGTGGAGGTAAAAGTGGAACCAATGAAGGTCGAGGAATTGAGATGGGAACACAAAATGATTCTGCCGTTGAAACTTTAATTTACAATGTTCACGGTCCTGCAATTTATGATGGAACAAGTAATGATCGAAATTCAAACATGATAAATTGCACCGCCATTTCTATTGGTGGTGATGGACATGACACTTCTGCTCAAACAGATGATCAGAGAGGAACTTCTATTCATGGAAATATATTCTTTGATATAGATGGTGATGGTGTAAAAGCAAATGCAAATGATGATGATATTGTTATCGCATCCTTTAATGCTTTTGGTAGCATTGGTGGATCAAATTTTGTAAATTTAGATTCATACGAATCTATGGCAACACTCGGAAATCAAACAGTTTCGACCAATGACTTTGTTGATTTTGCAAACCAAGATTTTAGAATACGAAGATCCTCACCTTTGTATAAAGGTATCGGTGGGACTCGGAACTTCGGTGCGATTCAAAATCAAGACTTTGAATTTATAGGAGCAGAATAATGTCAGTCACAGATTTATTTTTTTCTCCAACAGGTGCAGGTGACAACTCAGGAGACTCTGTAGCAAATGCGATTCCAGCAACAAATGGCTCTGGTGACTGGTCCGATGATATCAAAAGTCAAGATCGTCAAGACAAAAGATGGATCTTCTTAGAGGGAACATACAACGTGAGTTCTGAACTTGTTTCAACGGGTTCAGAGGCAACAGATACGCAACCAAACTTTTGGGTGGGTGCGAAATCAGATGGAACGATACTCGAACCAACCTTTGATGAAACTGGTATGCACCTTGACACCACACACTACCCGATGATTATCAATAGTGCTAATACGGCGATTTATGACACCGACTCTCAGGGTCACTTTTATTGCATTGGTTTTGTGAATACAAGCACCTATGGTCGTGACGGTATTTTAAATAATATTTTCGGTGAACTTATTTATGTGTCTTATCTGGGATGCTTCTTCAAGGCAAAACCAACGATCAATACAAACGGAGCCATTCACAAGATTATAGGTGGTAATCTTATCATGTGTGAACTTGTAGCAGAACCAGACAGTGATAATTTAAGTTCAGTTTTAAATGCGACTGGAACGCACAATAGTCTGATAGCAGATTCTCGATTTTACGGACCAGGCAAGACTCAATCTATCAGTGCCTCGACTGCTCATAATATTATTAGAACATCCAATGTCGTTGGAACACACATTCTCTATTCACTGATAGCAGATGGAGCAACGGACGGATTTCATTTTGATGCGACATCATCAGGAAGAAATAGCGTAATCTATAAAAACACTTTTGTAAATCTTGCTGGTGATGCTATGGACTTTCAAGAATTAGATACATCCACACAAGGACATCGTGTTGAAGGTAACATAGCATTTAATGTGGATGGTAATTTTATAGAGTCTGATGCAGAGGGTAAACTGCTATCGTCAAAAAATTCATACTCTGGTTCGGGAGCATACTTTAACGGTGTCACAGAGTTTAGTGTTTTAAATACTGAGGTCACATCGGCAACAGGTGACTTTTTTGACTATGCAAATGCAGACTATCGAGTAAAACAAAACTCAAATGTTTTCAATAGATTCAAAGGCGCTGGTAATCTAGGTGCTTTTCAAAATGAAGATTTCGAGTTTGTTTCCGTAAGTTAACATTGACATTCGATTGATCTATGCTACACTTTGCGAAAAGGAGATAGCATGATATCAACAGTGCCTAAACTACAATACTATAAACTTCGTGACGGTGCATCAGCGCCTGAATTTGCTACACAGGGATCTGCCTGTTTTGATCTTCGTGTTTGCTGGGAAACAGAAGAAGAGATGTGGGGACCAATCAAAGGAAGAACCATTCGTGCAGGAAAGAAGTTGGTTGTTCCTACAGGACTTGCATTCAACATTCCAGTAGGATACTCAATTCGTTGGCATCCAAAGTCGGGTCTTGCTTGTAAGCATGGTATTACGTTAACAAACTGCGAAGGTATCATTGACTCAGATTATCATCACGAGGTTTTCGTTTGCGTATGGAATACGAGCGACGAAAATGATTACTATCTTCGACAAGGTGATAAAATCTGTCAAGCAGAGTTGGTTCGGAATGAACATTATCACATCGAGGAAACAACAGAGCAACCACAAAAAACCACAACCAGAGATGGTGGATTTGGTAGCACTGGGAAATAACATGTTTAAAAAGGTTTTGGTCACGGGTGGAAGTGGTCTTGTCGGATCACATATTGAGTCTGATTATAAACCCTCTAGCAAAGAGTTGAATCTTCTTTGCGGAGAGGACATCTGTGATTACATCACGGAGAACAACATCGACTCGATCATTCATTGTGCAGCAAAGGTAGGTGGTATCAAGGCAAACTCAGAACATCTCGGTGAGTTCTTTTACGAGAACACGATGATGAACATGAATGTCTTGGAGGCAGCAAGAAAAACAGGAGTGAAGAAAGTAGTTTCATTCTTGTCAACTTGCGTCTTTCCCGACAAGGCTACTTACCCGTTGACCACTGAGCAAATTCACGAAGGTGAACCACATCAGTCAAACTATGCCTACGCATACTCAAAACGAATGGTGGAGGTACAGAGTCGTGCCTATCGAGATCAATACGGAAGCAACTTTGTCACGATCATTCCTTGCAACATTTATGGAAAGCACGATAACTTTAACTTAGAGTCTGGACATGTGATTCCATCATTGATTCACAAGTGCTACCTTGCAAAACAAAACGATACACCTTTTGAGGTATGGGGAACTGGTCGTGCCTATCGTGAATTTATTTACGCAAAAGATGTAGGAAAACTTGCGTCATGGGTTTTGGAAAACTATGATGATTCCGAGTCACTGATTCTTTCTCCTGATGAGGAAGTGTCAATTGCAGTGATCGCACAAGAGATCGCATACAGAATGGGGTTCAACGGAATAATTCGTTACAATCAAAAATTAGATGGGCAGTTGCGAAAACCATCAGATAACAGTAAACTGAAAAAGTTAATTGGTGATTTTAGATTCACCCCAATCGAACAAGGTCTTGAAGAAAGCATCGGCTGGTTCGTTGAAAATTATGAAAGGGTAAGAAAATGAGTAAGATTATTGATGGAAAAGTTGGAGGGGAACTTTGGAAAAGAGAAAGAGGATTGCATAAGACGGCTTTGATTACAGGTATTAACGGACAAGATGGTTCTTACCTTGCTGAGTTTCTTTTGGAAAAGGGATATGAAGTCCACGGAATTCTGAAAAGAAACTCTGTCGCAGAGAACCAAACTGCAAGACTCGATAATGTTTTTGATAAACTACACTTGCACTATGGTGATCTGAATGATCTGTCCTCTCTCATCTCAGTGTTGCAAAATGTAAACCCAGATGAAATCTATAACCTAGCGGCACAATCTCATGTGCGAATCAGTTTCGATATGCCGATCTACACCGCTGCCGCCACGGGTCTTGGTGTTCTCAATGTTTTTGAGGCATGTCGTTTGATCTGTCCAGAAGCAAAGGTTTACCAAGCGTCCTCATCTGAAATGTTCGGAAACTCCATCGACGATGACGGCTTCCAAAGAGAAACCACTCCGATGACACCCGTGAGTCCGTATGGTTGTGCGAAAGTTTTTGCATACAATATCGCAAGAAACTATCGCAATTCATATAACATGTTTATCTCAAATGGTATTTTGTTTAATCACGAATCACCTCGTCGAGGCTCTAACTTTGTAACGAGTAAGATCGTCAAGGGTGCAGTTGCTATTAAAGAGGGAAGACAAAAATATCTTAGTCTTGGAAACCTGAATGCAACTAGAGACTGGGGACATGCGAAAGATTATGTAAAAGCGATGTGGATGATGTTGCAACAAGTAACACCTGACGATTTTGTGTGTTCGACAGGAGTATCACATTCTGTCCGTGATTGCGTTCAATATGTTTTTAATCAATTGGACTTAGACGTTAGTGAGCATGTGAAAGTCGATTCCAAATATTTTAGACCAGAAGAATTGACTGACCTAAAGGGTGATTCGACCAAACTCAGAACACAACTTGGTTGGACTCCTGATTACACGTTTGAAACTTTGCTTAACGAAATGATTGAGCATGAGTATGCTGATTCGTACGTTGATGTTCCCTATGATGTAGCGAGATAAAGGATTAAATTATGACCAGAGAAGAATTGCTCAAGCACCATGAGGAACTTTGCAACGAAGCAAGAGAACTCATGAAAAGAAAAAACCATGACTACGCTGGCGAGGGTGGTATGGAGCCTTTTGCAAACTTTACACGGACAGAAGCGATGGGTGTATGTTCGACCGAGCAGGGATTCCTTGTTCGTGTAGTTGATAAGATTTCACGCTTGTCAACTTTCACAAGTGCTGGTAAACTAGAAGTCGAGGGTGAAGGTTTTCACGACTCGGTTGTTGATATTATTAATTACATGGTTTTGTTTAGCGGATATTTAAAAGATAAGAATGACTGACTTTTATACGAGTGTTGTCCCATACGGAGAGAAGATTCTTCTTCGTGGTTATAGAGATGGTAAACCGATCAAGGAGAAGCGAGAGTTTTTTCCTACGCTCTATGTTCCATCAAAACAGAGTAACACTGGATTCAGAACTCTTGAGGGTGAGTGGGTCGAACCTTTCAAACCAGGCACGATGAGTGACTGTAGATCATTCATCAACAAGTATAAGAGTGTGTCTGGTTTTGAAGTCTATGGAAACACAGACTACGTTTATCAGTTTATTGCAGACTCATACAAAGGTGAAATTGACTACGACATGTCTCTCATGAAAGTAGCGTCAATTGATATTGAAACCACATGTGAGAATGGTTTTCCCGATCCTGATGATCCAGTAGAACAACTGATTGCAATCACGGTGAAGTGCAAGGGTAAATCATATGTGTTTGGTCTAGGTGAGTTTCATATTGACAAACCAGATGTTCACTGTTTCAAGTTTACCAAAGAGGAGGACTTAGTTGAGTCCTTTATGATTTTCTGGGAGAAACTGGAACCCGATGTTATCACTGGTTGGAACACACGATTCTTTGACATTCCCTACTTGGTCAATCGTATTATATCTCTCTTCGGTGATGCGTTTGCAAAAAGACTTTCTCCGTGGAGAAACATCAAGATCAAAGAGGTGACGAAGAGAGGTAGAACCCATCGAGTTTATGACTTAGTTGGTATCGTCTCTTATGACTACTATGAACTCTATACTACGTTTACTTATGTTAATCAAGAGTCATATAAACTTGATCACATCGCATACGTCGAACTCGGAGAGCGTAAAGTTTCTCATGATGAGTTTGATAAGATGTCCGACTTCTATAAGAATGACTTTCAAAAGTTTATGGAATACAACCTCAAGGATGTAGAGTTGGTTGATCGTCTTGAGGACAAACTCAAGTTGATCGAACTTGCTGTTGCACTTGCGTATTCTGCGAAGGTGAATCTAATGGATGTATATTCTCAAGTCAGAACTTGGGACTGCATCATTTATCATTACTTGTTTGATCATGGTGTAGTGATTCCTCAGAAGAAAGTCTATGAGAAAGACACGCAGTATGCTGGTGCTTTTGTCAAAGAACCAATCACAGGAATGCACGACTGGATTGTGTCGCTCGACTTGAACAGTCTGTATCCGCACTTGATCATGCAATACAACATTAGTCCCGAAACAAAAGTGGAGGTTGGTGACAGATTCGGAATCGGTGTGGATAATCTTCTCAAGAGCAGTCCAGAGATGTATAGCAAACCGTGTCACGAAAAGATCAAACAGTTTATATCTGAGGGTTACTCTGTTGCAGCAAACGGAACTTGTTATCGAAGAGATGTTCGTGGGTTTCTACCTACGCTCATGGAAAAGATGTATCAAGAACGAAGCATGTATAAGAAGAAGATGATCGAAGCACAGAAAGAGTTGGAGGATCTTCCAAACAAAGATATGACAACGCTGGGTCGTGCAGGTTACACGGAGAAACTGAAGAAGGATATATCAAAGTATCACAACTTCCAACTGGTTAGAAAGATTCAACTAAACTCCGCTTACGGTGCGATTGGTAATCAATACTTTCGATACTACGATGTCGATAAAGCAGAAGCGATCACCATGTCAGGACAGTTAAGTATTCGATGGATTGCTGACAAACTAAACGAGTTTTTGAATGATAGGATCGGAACAGAGGACTATGATTTTGTTGTTGCATCCGACACAGACTCTGTATATCTTCGCCTCGGTAAACTTGTGGATAAACTTTGTGCTGACAAGTCTAAGGATGAAATCGTAGACTTCTTGGACAAGGCTTGCACTAAAATTATAGAACCGTTTATTGACAAGTCTTTCGAGGAACTCGCAAGTATGATGAATGCTTACGAAAACAAAATGGTCATGGGTCGTGAAGTTATTGCAGACAAAGGTATCTGGACTGCGAAGAAGCGATACATGTTGAATGTGCATGACTCCGAAGGTGTTCGTTATGAAACTCCAAAGGTAAAGATCATGGGTATTGAAACCACAAGGTCTTCTACTCCAGAGATTGTTCGAAACGAACTCAAGGAAGTTATTCGTTTGATTCTAACCACTGACGAAGAGACGATTATAAATCAAGTCGAAAAAGTCAGGAGTAAGTTTTTCAACTCTACACCAGAGGAGATCGCCTTTCCTCGAAGCGTTCGTGGTTTGAGAAAATATTCCGATAGAGAATGTATTTACAAGAAATCTACTCCGATTGCAGTAAAAGGCGCACTGATCTATAATAACTATTTACGAGAGTTTGATCTCACGAAGAAGTATCCCCTAATCACAGAGGGTGATAAAATTAAATTCTTGTATCTCAAGAAACCCAATCCACTCGGCGGTCAGATGGGAACTGATCAGGTTGTTTCGTTCGTAAACAATCTGCCTACTGAGTTTGGTCTTGATGGTTTCATCGACTACGAGAAACAGTTTGAAAAGTCATTTCTTGATCCATTGACAAACATCTTAAATATGATAGGATGGTCACATGAAAAGAGAACAACATTGGAAGGACTATTTGTATGACATTCACAGAGGAACAATTGAAAGTAATTAAATGGTTGCTTGAGCGTGAATCAAATCACATCAAAGAAATATACAATGTGATGTTGAAGAGCGAATCATCTACAGTGGAACATATTGAAGATGTAACAAACAGGCTAGCAGAAGTAAATGATATATTAAAGATGATTGAGAAGGAGCAATAATGAGTAAATTTCTTCATGGGTTGGTTAAAGCGTCGGGTAATGAATATGCAAGCGTTTTGGATGACGGTATTGAGTCGGATGTCAACGGTTTTGTTGACACTGGTTCCTACACGTTTAATGCACTTCTTAGTGGTAGTCTTTATGGTGGTATGCCTGATAATAAAATTCTTGCTCTTGCAGGAGAGTCAGCAACAGGTAAAACTTTCTTTGCTCTCGGAATGGTGAGTAAGTTTTTGGAAACATATGAAGATGGTGTTGTAATCTACTTTGATTCAGAGCAAGCAGTAACATCAGACATGTTTGAAGAGCGTGGTGTTGATTCAAGTAGAATCGCTGTGTTCCCGATTGATACTGTTGAAAACTTTAGAACACAAGTTGTAAAACTCGTTGACAACTATCGTGAACTTTCTCCTGCGGATAAGAAACCAATGATGATTGTTCTCGACTCTCTTGGTATGCTTTCAACCGAGAAAGAAATGTCGGACACTGCTGAGGGTAAGAATGTTCGTGATATGACACGCGCCCAAGTTATCAAGGCTACTTTTAGAACACTTACACTTAAGTTGGGTCAAGCGGGTATTCCGTTGATCATGACTAATCACACATACGATGTCGTTGGTTCTTATGTTCCAATGAAAGAAATGGGTGGTGGATCTGGTCTTAAGTATGCAGCATCTACTATTGTTTACCTCTCAAAGAAAAAGGTTCGTGACGGAACAGATGTGGTTGGTAATATTATTAAGTGTAAGTTGTATAAGTCACGACTGACAAAAGAAAACTCTATGGTCGATGTGATGCTCAACTATGACAGTGGACTGAATCCTTATCACGGTCTTGTCGATCTTGGAATTGAATGTGGGGTCTTGAAAAAGGTTTCAAATCGTGTAGAATTCCCTGACGGTAGAAAAGCGTATGAGAAGTCAGTCTACAATGAGCCTGAAAAGTATTTCACGGATGAAGTCATGTGGTCGATTGAACAAGGCGTTGGTAAAATTTTTAAGTATGGATCTTCAGTGTCGGAGAATAAGGTAGAAGATGAACACAGAACAACTAATCCTGTCGAACCTGATCAACAATGATGAATACTCTCGCAGAGTTATTCCGTATCTAGAAGAAGAATATTTTCAATCCAGAGTCGATAGACTTGTCTTTACTGAGATCAAGAACTATACGTTAAAGTATAGAAGCACTCCGAGTAAAGAAGCGATCAAGATATCACTGGACTCTCACGACGAGTTGACTCAGACTGAGATTCATGACTCTAATGAACTTATCGACTCATTGAATCAATGCACAAAGACCGAAGAGTTTGAGTGGTTGTTGAATGAGACTGAATCGTTTTGTAAAGACAAAGCGGTTTATAATGCTATTCTAGAGTCGATTCATATCATTGATGGAAAGTCAAAGTCTAAAACCTCTGGTGCGATCCCTGAGATCTTATCTGATGCACTCGCTGTGTCTTTTGATACACACATCGGTCACGACTACATCGAAGATTCGAATGATCGATATGAGTTTTATCATCAAGTCGAGAAGAAGATTCCGTTTGATCTAGATTTTATGAATCGAATCACTAATGGTGGTACACCATCCAAGACTTTGAATATTGTCATGGCTGGAACTGGTGTTGGTAAGTCTTTGTTCATGTGTCACCACGCTGCAAACTGTTTGATGCAGAACTTAAATGTTCTGTATATCACTTGTGAGATGGCGGAAGAAAGAATCGCAGAAAGAATCGATGCGAACATCATGAACATCACGCTTGATGATCTGAAAGATTTACCTTTCAAGATGTACGAACAAAAACTAAATGCAGCAACGAATGGTGTCAGTGGTAAACTAATTATCAAGGAGTATCCCACAGCAACAGCAAACTGTAATCACTTTAGAATCCTGCTCGATGAATTATCATTGAAGAAAAAGTTTAAACCTGATATTATCTTCATTGATTATCTAAACATCTGTGCATCCTCTAGATTGAAGCAAGGAAGCAACGTGAACTCTTACACGTTTATCAAGTCAATCGCAGAGGAACTTCGTGGTCTTGCAGTCGAGAAGAATGTTCCGATCTTTAGTGCGACTCAAGTTAATCGAACTGGTTACTCCAGTAGTGATGTTGGTCTTGAGGATACGTCAGAATCCTTTGGTCTTCCTGCGACTGCTGACTTCATGTTCGCATTGATATCGACGGACGAGTTGGAGGAACACAATCAAGTCATGGTGAAACAGTTGAAGAATCGTTATAACGATACTGCTGTCAATCGAAAGTTTGTTCTGAGTATTGAAAGAGCAAAGATGAAACTGATCGATGTTCAAGCAGATGAGCAAGACCTTATTGGTTCGAATCAAACAGATGAGGACTCGTTTGGTTCTGGTTTTGACGGTAAGAAGTTTGATGATGAGTTTCAAGCACCAGAGTCTAAGAAATTTACTGATTGGAAAATGTAATGAGTCTATTCGTTGACAAAAAGTTTATAAATATCGTGTCACCACAACTTGATAAGTTTGTATGGAAAAAAGACAATCTTGCAAACTGTCGTTGTCCTATTTGTGGTGATTCGACAACTAATAAAAACAAAGCGAGGGGATATTTTTTCGCAAACAAGAATAGTTACTTTTACAAGTGTCATAACTGCGGTTATGGAAGTAACGTGTATAACTTCTTAAAGGAGGTCGCTCCTACTGTTGCAAAAGAATATTCTCTCGAAACCTTTTCAAGTAGAAATGAAAAGAAAAAGAATGATGTAATTATTCCTAAGCAGGATGAGAAGATGTTTAATTTATTTCAAAAACCAAAACCAAAGGATGATTCGCAATATCTAAAGAATTGCATTCGAGTTGATAAACTTGATTCGGATCACTTTTGCAGGCAGTTTTTGGAGTTGCGTAAGATTCCAAAGGACGCATATAAATTACTTTACTTCTCTGAGAACTTTGGAAGGTTTCTTAAGAAAATGGACCCCGAAACTACGATGCAGTGTGGTTGGGAACCACGATTGGTAATTCCATTTTATAATCAAGAGGGTGATGTTGTCGCTGCACAGGGTAGAGCGTTGAACATGCAAGATGAAAAGAATGCTAGGTCAACTGCAAAGTATCTAACCGTCAAGACTGATAAATCAGCGGATCGTTTGTGGTATGGTCAATGGAGAGTGAATCCAAAGAAACGAATTTATATCGTAGAGGGTCCGCTCGATAGTTTGTTCATACCTAATACCATCGCTATGGTTGGTGCTGGTGCGTTGGATCAAATACCAACACATTTATCCGAGAGTGAAGGAGTTTATGTTCTCGATAATGAACCAAGAAACGCACAGATTGTTCGATACAACGAACGTCTAATTGAACTTGGTAAGAGTGTTTGCATATGGCCCAATGATATAAAGCAAAAAGATATAAATGATCTGATTACTTCGGGATACAATTCATCTAGTATCAAAAGTATCATTGATGACAATACAGTTTCGGGACTACAGGCTAATTTACGATTAACACACTGGAGAAAAGTATGAGTCAAGTAGAGGTGTTAGATAAAGGTCACGTTGATTACGTTGATCATATGGGTAGCGACCTTACAGTATGTAACGCTGCAAGAGTTTCGTTCAACAAAGAATCTGAGTGGGGACTTGACTTCGATGCAATCGAACGTTTGAAAAGTTGTCCTTACAACAAAGATGATGTTCGAATACTCAAAGAGAAAGACGAGAAACTCATTCGTTACCTTGCAAAACACAATCACTGGACTCCTTTCGCACATCCTCAAATTACAGTGCGAGTCAAAGCACCCGTTTCTATTCGCACGCAATTCTTCAAGCACAAGCAAGGATTTGTGGAGAACGAGATCAGTCGTCGTTATGTTTCTTATGAGCCAGAGTTTTATATTCCGAGGTGGAGAAGTAAACCCACGGACGGTGCAAAGCAAGGTAGTGAAGATTTTGTTATAGAAGAAACACGAACAAATCTATATGATGCAATTTGTAGAGAGTCATACGAAAAGGCTCTCCATGTCTACAACACGTTGATTGAAAATGGTATCGCACCAGAGCAAGCACGTTTTGTTTTACCACAAGGAATGTATACCGAGTGGTATTGGACGGGATCTCTCGCAGCGTTCGCAAGATTCTATAAGCAACGTAAAGACGATCATGCACAGTGGGAGATTCGTGAATACGCTAGTG